ATTTTCTCTGGCTGAGCTGTGCTGGTGGGCTGTGCGTGCCGGGTTTGCTGATGCATTGCCTGAAGCAGTCGCCCGCGAGGCTCTTCGCCTGCCAGCAGCGAAAGAAACCTTCCGCGAGAGCGAGATCGTACCGTCTGTACCTGCCACCAGCATTATTGCCAACAAAGCCCGCGCGTTAGCCACAACACTCCCAAGCGAACCACCAGCGCCAGCAACATCACCAGCCATCAGGCCAGTAGTCGGCGTGCTGGTGGATCCCGAATCGCCACAGACTTTCATGAAGCGGCCAAAGCGGACCCGATGGGACAAACCCAAATATCTGGCATGGGTTAAGACGCAGCCCTGCGAGTGCTGCGGCAGGCCGTCAGATGATCCACACCATCTAATCGGCTGGGGACAGGGTGGCATGGGAACGAAGGCGCACGACAGTCTCGTGATCCCCCTGTGCCGACAGCACCATACCGAACTACATAACGATCCGGTGAAATTCGAGCGTAAGCACGGTACTCAGCCGGAAATGATAATCAGAGTGCTGGACCGGGCCTTTGCGCTCGGCGTTCTGGCTTAAGGAGCAGTACAGGATGACACCACGTCAACGCCGCATGCATATCGAAGGTCTGGGTAAAGCAGCATCTGCACCGAGAAAAAGCTACCTCGGAAAGTTCACGCCATTAAAGAGCGTTCAGTCTGCCTGGATCAAATCCCTGCTGACTGTCTGGGGCGAATGTGTCGGCGGTAAAACCCGTGCGCAATATCGTCTGGAGAACTGCAGCCAGTTCTGGTCTGAGGTGAAGCAATCGGAGTGGTCGGATGCTCAGTTGTCGCGCATCACCGAGGCGCTGGGGCAGGCGAGGGAGGAGGGGTTCCGTGGCGTTCAGGCAGCGTTGCGCGCCCGCGCCATTCTTTGGCCGGTAACACTTTCTGAACTAATTGAGCAGAGCGAGCGTCGTGATGATGCTGATTTTATCGAGCAGGTCATGCTGGCAACCTTCAACCAGCACGACCCGGTGTATCTGGTCGGCATGCAGTTCTACACCACCCGCAAGAAGATATCTGACATCACCCGGGAACTGCAGCATGTGGCGCCCTGGTTGACCACCGGAGAGGCACGAAAGCGCGTGCGCTGGTGCCTTGAGATATTCCAGGCGAAGGTATTTCTGGCTGTTCGCAGGCAGATAGAAGCAGGGCAAAAGTGAGAGGTATGTTAAATATTTTTAAAATGGAGTTGAAAACGGGCCAGAAAAATGAATAATCCCTTCATGCTTGGCAGAGCTGCACCACGATGGCAGCGTCGAAAAGCCTAAACAAACAAATTCTGAAACCTCGCTCCGGCGGGGTTTTTTATTCACTTCAGTTGCCATTCTGCCGCTTGGGCGAATGCTATACTTAAGTTGGCATTTAATAGTGCTCTCGATACATAACTAGAAAAACGTGGGCTAATGCCCACTGTGTATACAACGGCGTTTACGACCAGCATTCACTGCTGGTCTTTTTTTCGCTGCTAATAAATAAAACAGATAACGTTAGCTTTATTGATGAAAGGCGAATAGGCTGTGCCTGTGGTGAATCCCCCTATGCGGTGGGGCGACTAGACAGGGCAGGTGAATGACGCGGTTCTGTGGTCTGGCGCAGAATCACCGGGAGGCACCCGGCACTACAAACTCAATATCATCTATTTCTAAGGCTGCCGGTTGGCGGCCTTTTCTATTTCAGGCTCCCGGAACCCCCATCAAGGTCTTGTCGTTAATTCATCCGGAGAGCCTGAATCCTTCCCATACAACACCCGCGAACCAGCGAGGTGAGAGATATGAAAATGCATAACGACCCTCACTCCTGGACGGAGTTAATCGATCTGCTCCATAGCTGGTGGCGTGGAGATACGCCCGTCGGTGCTGTGCTGCTGTCGATCATAATGGCAGTGCTGAGAATTGCTTACGGCGGTGGTGGCTGGAAAAAGATGTCACTTGAAGGCCTGATGTGCGGAGCCATGACATTAACAGTTGTTTCCGGCCTGGACTACATCAACCTTCCTCAATCCCTCTCAATCGCTATCGGCGGCGCGCTGGGCTTTGTTGGCGTTGAGCAGGTGCGAACCATCGCAAACCGCCTAATCAACGTCCGCTTTGGTGGTGACACCAAGTAAGGAACCACATGAATCAGACACAATTTCAGAAGGCGGCTAACCTCAGCGCCGGGCTGGCTGCGCGCTGGTATCCGCATATCGACGCGGCAATGAAAGAGTTCGGCATCACCGCAGTTAACGATCAGGCCATGTTCATCGCGCAACTGGGCCACGAATCGGCAGGCTTTACCTCGCTGGTGGAGAGCTTCAACTATTCGGTAGACGGCCTGAAGAAAACTTTCGGTAAACGCCTTACGGCGTACCAGTGCGAGAT